CAAAGGAGCTTCAGCCGCTGCTCTAATCGCTGCAATCGGTAAAGTCTCCCAGGCAGCCGATGAGGATAACAAAAGCCTGGCAAAGCTGGCGATTACCACTAACCGCCTCACCGGGGCTTCAGCTGACCAAATCAAAGCCCTAGACGCCCAAATCCAGAAGCTACAGTTTGCGACAGGTATCGCCGATGATGAGCTCCGCCCAGCCTTCCAGACCCTGCTCCTGCCACTCAGGGACACCGCTAAGGCTTTTGACGCCCTCGAGCTTGCTGCCGATGTAGCAGCTGGCACAGGTAAAGACCTAAGCACTGTCTCAAGTGCTTTAGCTAAGGCTTTCGGTGGCAACACTACCGCCCTCAATAAGCTAGTTCCTGGGATCAAAAATGTAGCCGACCCGATGAAGTTCCTACAGGACACTTTCAGCGGCACAGCCGAGAGTGTCTCAAACTTGAGCCCATTTCAAAAGCTCGGAGTGGTATTTCAGGACATCGCCGAACAGGTAGGCACAGCTTTCCTTCCACTGTTCCAGCAGCTTGCCGATTACCTCACAGGACCAGAGGGCAAAGAGTTCCTCAAGAACATGGTTCAAGTGTTTCAAGTCCTGGCTAACGGGCTAGGTCAGATCATCACTTTCTTTGCCAATGTTGTCGGACCTATGCTGAAGTTCATCGGCTTCAACTATGAGCAAGCTCAGAGCCTCGATGTAGTCACTGAGTCACTCTCGAGCAATAACATCCGCCGCACCGAGCACCTGCAGCTTATGAAAGAGCAGAATGCTGAGGAAGAACGCCTGGCGGCTCTCGCTAAGGCTCGGGCTCAAAAGGAAAAGGAACGCCTCAAGGGGCTCACAGACGCCATCCAGGGCTATGCCGAGAAGTTCAGGGACTCTATTGATCTCACTATGGGACTTAATAAGTCAGGCACTCGCTTTAGTGCCGAGCGAGTCATCAGAGAGATGAAAAAGGTCCTCGACTTTGCCAAGAAGCTACCTGACACCCTCAAAGCTCTAGCCAAAGCAGGAGCAAGCACTGACACGCTTCAGAGGATCATGGAGCTCGGACCGCTCCAGGGCTACGCTGTCGCTTCAGGGCTGCTCAAATCAGGTAAAACCAAAGAGTTCCAAAGCCTCAGCAACGAGCTAGGAGTAGCCGGACAGCGGACAGGACTAGCCGCCCAGGGTTACACCATCAACATCAATAAAGCCAACATGTCTGCCAGCGAAATCGTGAACGCCATCAAAGCCTACGAACGCTCAACAGGCAGGAAGCTGCTGCTAAATGGCTAACGATGTCTTTACCCTGGCTGATGACATCGAGGTCAGCCTTTACAGCTTTGCCAGCGATGTAGGTCTCTGGGGCATCTCCCGCTGGGATGATGGCGATAAATGGGACTCAGGCAGCTCAGTCGAGTCCTGGCAGGTAATCACTGGCTCAGTAGCAAACATTCAGATCGATAACGGGGTCACAGTCGAGCAGGGGCTCATCCACCCAGAGCCAGCCACCGCCAGGATCGTCATGCAGAACGCCAACTATGACCCGTTTATGAACCCCCAGGTAAAAACTGGCACGCCTATCCGCATCCGAGTCCGCCCAGAACCAGACACAGCACCGAGCACCTGGGTCACACTGTTCCAGGGACTACTCGACACCGCCTCAGCCAGCTATAACTACAAGTTCATAAACACAGTGACTCTCACAGCAGTCACAACTCTCCGAAACTTCCTCAACTACACCGCCGAGCCAGGCGAAACGACAGCAGCACTCACCACAGCCTCACCATGCTACGCCGCCGACTACCTGACCGCTATGAGCACAGTTTACGGATCGACCCCTGTCCTAGCATCCTCAGCCCCCGCCCTGCTCGGTTATGAGCTTGAGGGTATCGACAGCTTCGACCCGGTAGAGTTCGGACCGTTATTGAACCAGCTCCTGGACGCTAACCTGGGAGCTATCGTTTACGAACCAATAACAGACCCAGAGCGTCACTACTTCTACACCTACGCCGAGCTTCAGAACCGAGACCTCGAGCCTGATGTCTACTTCCAGGCTGTGGACTCAGCTGAGCCACTACGCTCCAGCTTCTCGGACATCACCATCGGCTTCGACACCGATGAAATCGTGAACACCATAAACTTCTCGACCACGATGGGCTTCGGTCCAGAAGTCATTAAGAACCAGGACTCAATCGACCTTTATGGAGACCTAGCCCTCGACCTCGAGACGCTCCACTGGAACGACAATGACGCCACCGAGTGGGCTGGGCTTATCGCTCTACGCATGCCAGAACGCCGGGTTCAGTCCATAGAAGCCCCCGCACTACTGAGAGCAGGGCAGCTAAACCAGAACCTGCTCAGACAGCCCCTAGAGGCTGCCAATGTAGCAATCGATAACAGTAACCTGGTGCTAGATGAGACCTATTTCATAACACGCATTATCCACAACATCGACCCAGAGACCTGGACCTGTAACCTAGACCTATGGAAAGGCAACTAACCTAAATGCCACGCACAACGATCACAGCGGGCTCGCTAATCACAGCCGCCCAGGGCAACGATTTCGCACAGCTGTCCTATGACTCACCTGGCAACGGGCTAATAAATGGAGCGATGGAAATCTGGCAGCGAGGCACTAGCTCACTAGCCACAGGAGTCTCAGCAACCACAGGCTTCCAGGCAGACCGCTGGCAAGCCTTCCGCACAGGCTACGCCGCTGGAGTCACAGGCTCACAAACCACAGGCACAGGACCTAACCGCTACGCTCTACGCCTAACCAGGGCAGCAGGTAACACCTCACTAGCGACCATAAACTGTCTCCAGAACATCGAGACCGCAAACGCCGAGCTCTACGCTGGGCAACAGGTCACCTTCTCAGCCTGGATCAGACGAGGAGCAGACTACGCCGGCACTACTAACATGCGTATCCTGTCAGGCACAGGCACAGACCAAAATGTTATTAGCGGTTTCACAGGTCAAGCCACAGTGGTCAGCACCTCGAGAACCATCACCACCACCTGGACACGCTTCAGTGTTACAGGCACAATCGGCAGCACCGCCACCGAGCTCGCCTGTCAAATCCAATACACACCCACCACCGCAACCGCTGGAGCAAATGACTGGATCGAGTTCACAGGTGCACAGCTCGAAATCGGTGCAGTCCCTACACCATTCCAACACTCAAGCGGCACAGTAGCAGGAGAGCTAAACGCTTGCCAGCGTTATTTCCAGCGTCATGGCTTAGTGAGCGGGGCTTTCGTTGCCATCGGTTACGGGTCAGGCACTACCACCACCAACACCTTCTGGAGCATCAGCCCAGCCATGCGAGTCGCTCCGACATCAGTCGCTTATAACGCTGTGCAGCTAGTCGATGGAGCAGGCGGCACAATAGCGGTCACAGGCTTAGCACTACACAACCCAACACCCACAAGAGCGATTGTGCATGTCACCCACGCCACCAATGACACAGCACACCGCCCTTATGGTTTAGCCACCACCTCAGCGGCTGGCTATGTCGAGCTGAACAGTGAGATTTAAATGCAGAGCTTTGAAATCACAGACCCAGCCTCAGGCGAGACTAGAACCTATGTCAGCCTGGAGCGAGCCGATGGCAGCATCATCACCATCGAGGCAGTCCTAACTAATCCAGAGTTCCTAGCTCTCCAGGTGGAGCAGACCGATGACTGAAATGCATAAACCCACAGCCGCCGAAATGCTCGCCAGGATCGACTCCAGGCTCAGCGTTATCGAGTCCAAAATCGACACCCTGAGCGACCATGAGGACCGCATCAGAGCCCTCGAGCGTCACCGGTATCAAAGTGCCTGGATGATTTCCATGCTCTCAGCTGTAGCCACCGCCTCACTGGTGGCGATTATTGTCAAAGCAATCGGATAGGAAAATCATGGCAAGCAAGAAAACCACCTCAGAACAGCCACAGGAAGCCCCACAGCCCTACATGGACGCCGCACCCTTCCCAGCACCCCCAAAGGCTGCTCCGAGCCCTGTAGAGACCGCTGAGCAAGAGGCGGCAGAATAGTGGCTCAATACATCGAACCATTCCCAGCCTCAACTCGAGGCGATGAGTTTGGCAACCTAGCACCTTACCGCCAGGGCAGACCGCACCGAGGTCAGGACTGGAGTCCGAAAGCGGGCACAGTCATCCCAGCAATCACCAACGGGGCTATCAAAGTAAACGAGTGGAGCGATGGACTCGGCTGGTTCATCATTCAGTCCACAGCTGACGGGCTCTGGGTGCTTTATGCACACCTTGAGGATCAGCCAAAGCTATCCATCGGGCACTATGTTCACGCTGGAGACGCTATGGGCAAAGTCGGCAACACTGGCAAGTTCAGCACAGGAGCACACCTTCACCTGTCTATTGCCTCGAGCAAAAATGTTCACTTATGCGAATACTCGAAACTAATCGACCCGCTCAAGCACATCGCCGCTAACCCAGCCCCAAAGAAGGCAGCCCCAAAGCCAGCCGCTAAAGCCCCAGCTAAAAAGGCAACCAAGTGACCAGGCTCAAACTCATCCTCAAGCTAGTGGGCTGGTTTGCCTGGTTCACTGTAGCCCTGCTCCTGGTCACCGCCTCAGCTGGTGCAGCTGTGGGAGCTTTCACAGGCAACTGGCTCAACGGCATCATCGTCATGTTCGGCGGGGCTATGCTGCTAGTGTTCGGAGAGCTCGGCAGGACCATGATTAGGAAAATGAGGATCATGCTCGAGGACATTCAGCGAGCTTTCATAAAAGCTAGTGATAGCATCGAGGAACAAACTAAGGACTCAAAAAAGTCTTAGGCTACTGTTAGGCTAAACGCCTAAATGAAAGGATCGAAACATGGCTAAAAACTTCGACAGTTACAACGATGTAGCTACCCGCATCAGGGAGTTCATCGATAAGCACCCAGAGGGCTCGCTCCAGCAGCTCCGCCTGGAGATCATCACCATCGGAAACCAGCTCGGCGTGCTCTATGTCGCTGCCGCTTACAGACACCCAGGCGATGACCGCCCAGGAGTAGGCACAGCCTTCGAGCCCGTTCCAGCTGTAAACCCTGGACTTCGAGGCTCTGAGGTCATGGTGGCAGAAACCTCAGCCTGGGGTAGAGCACTGGTTGCCATCGGTGCAGACACTCGCAAAGGCATAGCTTCAGCTAACGAAATCCAGGCACGCCAGGCAGCTGCACCATCAGCCCCGGCAGTGGACTGGGTAGCTCGAGCTAATGAGCTGAGCTTCGCTGGTGAGGTGGATAAGCTCCGAGAGCTGTATGATGAAGCAATCACCAGGAAAGCCCCCGAGGATGTTATCCAGGCAATCGCCGCCCTGGGTAAAGAGCTCGCAAAGTAATAGACCCCGCCAGGTGGATCGAATACCTGGCGAGGCACTACAACACTAACACAGTAAGGATCGACTAATGAGCTTTGAGGCAGTAGCCGCCGCTCTACATCATTCCCAGGCATCGACAGCCAGCAAACTAGTCCTAGTGACCATCGGTTACTTTGAGAGCGAGCTAGGGGCATGGATGTCCCAGGAGACTCTCGCCCGAATGACAGGGCTCTCAACCAGGTCAGTCCGCCGAGCCATCTCTGAGCTTGCTGAGCTCGGTGAGCTCGATGTTATAGCTGACTCGGGACAGACTCGAGGAGCTCGAAAGACTAACCGTTACTTCCTCACAGTGCTATGTCCGAGCAACTGTGACAGCAGCTACGCTCATAAGCTCCAGGAAGGTGGTGAGGTGGTCGATCTAGCTACAGCTCGGAGAGCAATAGAGGACAAAATCGACAGCAATAGAGGACAACTGTGACACCAATACAGGACAAAATCGACAGCAATAGAGGACACTCATGTCCTACAAAGTAACACTTAAATAACACTAAATAACTAGAACGCTTATTAAGGAAAATCAACATGAAAAAGGCAGTTATCAGCGGTGAAGTTGCTGATGTAAAAACCACAGACAAAGGCACTCGTTACCTATCGGTATTAGTGGACTTTGACAGCTTCCAGGGGGAGCGATGGATTGAACGCTGGACAGTCTGGCTACCGAGCCAGGGCTTCGAGGAAATCGGGATCAAGGACTTCATCGAGCTCGAGGGAGTGCCAGGAGCATCGGCTTACATGGGCAAGGACAAGGAAACAGGCGAGGACAAGCTCAGAGTCTCAATGAACCTTAACAGCCCTATCCTTATCCAGCACCGCCAGCACTCCGCTGGAGCTTTTCCAGGGGACTCTCTGGATGAGGATGACCGTCGCAAGTATGGCACTGGACTAGCACCCTTCTAGCCATGCTATTCGTGCCAGGTCTCCCAATCTCCCAGGGCTCTAAAAAAGCCTTCCAACGGGGTAGCAAGATTGTGCTAGTGGAGTCAGCAGCTGGGCTCAAGTCATGGCGTGAAGCTGTGGCTCGAGCAGCCCAGGCTCAAGGCAGGACCATCCTGGAGACTGAAGCTGTGACCCTGTCGCTGATGTTTATGCTGCCAGCTCCTAAAAAGCCTGTCCGCCGCTATCCGACAACCAAGCCCGACATCGATAAACTGACGAGGGCTATCGCTGACAGCCTCACCGGGGTTTGGTATAAGGACGACAGTCAGATCGTGAAGCTCCAGGCTGAGAAGTGCTACACAACAGACCAGCCAGGGGTTTACATCTCGATAAGTCACTTAGATAACAGTTTGATAACAACTAAAAAAAGTTAGCAAAATAGGACACAGATGTCCTCTATTCATGTAAACTAATCACACAAGGCAACAACAACTAGAAGGATCGACACCATGAACGCAACAGAAGCCCGCCAGCAGTTAATCGCCAGACTTTACAAAACACTTTGTAAGACCAGCAACTTCGTGCCAGCTGAGTGCAGCTGCCCAGACTGCAAAATCGAACGCCGAGAAGCCCGCAAAGCTCTAAAGGCAGCTACTAGCTAAAACAATCCAACACCTGGGCAAGTGTCTAAACTACCCACTACACTAAAAAACACTAAACAGATAAGGATCGAAAATGAACCGCAACGCACGCAACACAGACCCACTAACCAGCCACCTAGCAGCCGAAACAGACCAGGACCTTCGCCGCATCGAGAAGCTCATCCTCGAGCTAGTCCAGGACCGAGCCTTCACCGATGAGGACCTGGTAAACATGTGGGACATGGCAGCTCAAGCCAACCTAGTCCCCTGGCACTCACCTAGCGGACTCAGAACCCGCCGCAAGTCACTCAGCGACCTCGAGCTCCTCGAGATCGTAGGCATCGGTAAGACCCGCATGGGACGCTCATGCCGCATCTGGAAGGTCGTGAGCTAAATGACAGACCAGAGGATCATCGGGGCAATCAAAGAAGCCCGCCAACTAGGTGAAGCCCTGCTAAACCTGCCAACACTCACAGGCTTCCAGGCTTACCGCCGAGCCCTCACCACCTTAGCCGCCTACCTCGGCACAGAGGACATCGCCTACGCCCGGGCAGTCATGCTCCAGGATGAGCTCACAGACTACGCCTACACCCAGGGAGACACCAATGCTTAGAACCTTCACCATCCTGCTAACCTTCGCCCTAGCAGTCAGCTGCATCCTATTCATCCTCGAGCTAAACCAGCCCCTCGGCATCCTCATCGGACTCCTATGGCTCAGCTCCTGGATCGCCACCACCTGGAAGGACATGAACCGATGAAACTAATCACCAAACTATTGCCCCGCAGTATCGTCACCAAAATCTTCCTAAAAGGCATAGCCCTGGGATACCGCTACGGATACACCGAGGGACTACTCAAAGCCCGCACAGAGCTCACCAAGCTCCTAGCAGACGCCTGTCAGTGTGACGATGAGTGGACCTGCCAAGCCACAGACATCGAGCGACAGCTTCGCTCACTAATCGGAAAGGAAACAGCATGAGCGAGACACCTATTGGAGACCAGGCTATTAGCGACATCAGGCTGTTAGTCGATAACGCTGAACGCATAGGCAGACTAAAGGAACAGATGGAGATCATCGACTACCTGAAAGAAGCCACAGCCACAGCACCTAAATCAGCACTACCCGCCTATAAGAAGCTCATCGACTGGATCGAGGCACGATGATAGACCTAGCCATCATCGGCGGCATCACCATCGCCATCCTCTCCCTGGTAGGGATAGCCCTAACCATCGCCCTCATGGTAGCCAACGAAACCATAAGAGAACGCTATGAGGATGACATCGATGGCTGATTGGCATGACTCACCAGAGTGGCGAAAGGCTCGAGCCCTAGCCAAGAAGCTGCTCCCGCCGGTCTGTGCCATCTGCCAGAAGGAGCTCAGCGGATCAGACTGGACCATCGACCACATCCACCCAGCTGGCTCTGATGGTGAACCAGACCACAGCCTCAGCAATCTCCAAAGCATGTGCCGAGAGTGCAACGGAAGGAAGTCAGACAGGAAGCCTACCCGCACTAACTGGATGAACCCTAAGTGGATGAGTGCCAATGGCTAGACACCGCCGCACTCGACAGCTCCGCTATGAGCTGCACCAGCTCCGCCTAGTAGCCCGCAACCGCTGGCACTACTTCACCAAGCCCCGCATCAAGCGGATTTTTCTAAATCACTCCTCAGCCCCACTCAAGTGCT